GACAGCGTGGCCTTGGTCTCCGTGGTCAGGCGCAGGTCGATACCGCGTTGGCCGGTCTGCGATTCCTTGTGTTCCACAACGGTGGTAGCCACCGCGATTTTCAGGTCCGACACGTTGCCGACCGGGATCAGGCCGACCGGCTTGCCCGTGGTTGCGTCACGATCACCGACCATCACGACGCCTTGGCCCGAGTAGTAGTGGTTGTTACCGTCAAAAGTGCTCATTTTGAATCTCCTAAAAATTGATTACCGTTCAGCGGAAAATTAAGCGTGCTTGTTGTACCACGCCACGATCAGGGAACTCGTGGCAGAGTGGTCGGTGTCAGACACCACACCACCAGTAGCCGAACCACCAGCCAGGGTGCCGCTTCCAGAAGCAGCAAGGCGGGTAGCCGTGCCCGTAAGGACGATGCTGTTACCAGCAGTGCCTTCGTTCACAGCGGTGACGGTCACCACTGCCGAAGAGGCCACGGCCTTGAGGGTCTTTTTCGCATATCCTTGACGGTAACCGCCATGGTAAGCATTGATGGTTGCGGCCAGATTCGTGGCGGTAGCGGCATCGGTGCCACCGATCAGGAAGTGGGTAGATGCGGTCGGGGCAGCTTTGGCCGTGTAGGTAACGCCATCCACGACGCAGGTATCGCCTTCAGCGACCGATGCCGCCGTCAGGGTGCCCGAGGCGCGGATGTCAGCGATGGTGTAGTGGGAGGTAACGTCCGTGAGCACGCCTGCCACCGAACGGATGACGGACAGGATGGTGTCTTCAGCACGAATGGCGGCAACTGCCACTTTGGTTCCGGCAGCAGCGCCAGCACCGATGGACAGTTGGAAGCCTTGGAGTTCCTTGACTGCGTTGTTGCCAAGGTACTGTCCCGCACCAGCGGGGATTTTTTCCAGCGACATTTTGATTCTCCTAAACTGGTCGGGGGTTATTACTGGACGAAAGTGTAGCCTACAGGAATCTACCTAACAAGAAACATCAAGGAACCAGTTGGATTGGCGTGGCCCAGCGCTGGAGCCAAATCACGGTCCCCTTCTTTTCCGAGGCCGGGGCTTCAAGGACGAAGCGCCACTTGTGCCCAGCGGGGGACTTCCCCTCATGCATGGCCTTCCGGGTCAAGTCCAGCAGGTTGATGGTGCGGTTCTTCACCCGCGATTCACCAGCGGTAGTGGGCTTCTCCACGATGATCAGGGACAACACCAGTTCGGCGGACACGCCTTGGCGGTTGGTCTCTTTCATTTCAGGGACGGCGCGCATGCCTTCGTACACGATGCCGATGCAGGGGAATTCCACTCCCTTCATGGCATCGCCAAGTTCCTCTTCCGAGTAGACTTGCACGATCTTGTCGTTGACCTTGGGAACGGTCTTCAGGATGTCTCGCACTTGCGCAATCACTTGCACAACAAGGGAGTCGGGTGGAGTGCTCATGATGTCAGGGCCTCTTCAATACGTTTTATTACGAAGCTTGCGGCAACAGCCATATCTTCGTCGCTAAAGCCCAAAAACTCCCGCTTTGGCAGGCGCTCCGTACCCTCATTGTGGTAAATGCCGTACGGAACATCGGTGCCGATGGCGCGGGTATTGGAATCAATGGAAAACAATTGCAGCGAGTGGAACAACCTGCCGGTATCGAACAGAGTCCCGCCACCGCGTCCGATCTTGGCCCGGTACAACGCGGCCTTACTTACCTGCCATGGCACTCCCGTTGGGTCAACTTGCGCGAGGTAGCGCGTCCGCATCCGGTTGAACAGCACGGCGGCGGCTTGATCCAGCGTGGGAGTCATGTTATCGACGGCATACTCCAGATTCTTGATGGCAGACTGGAGAGCGCTGTCACCGTCGATGACGATACCAAGGAGGCTCATCGCATGGGTCGCAGGCAGAAGGATGCTTTACGGAGGTGACCATTCGCCACGGTGTTGGCATGGCCCTTCAGTTCAGGCATGTTCACCCCTGGATCACCCTTGGAATTGGTGGAAGACAGGTGGAACATCACCGGCACGAAGGCAAGGATCACTTCCTTCAGCCATGCCGGGGTAGTGGCGGGAGTCACACCATATGCGTACGCCACCTTGACGTAGGCATCCATCAGGCTTTCATCCACCCGCACGAGACCCTTCTCGTAATCCACTTCGTAGTTCACGGGGTCCACGGGGGTCACACACGTATTCCACTTGTCGCCAGTCAGCATGGTCACTGAATCGGCCTTCAAGAGCCCGGTGGGGAGGAACAAGCGGAATACCCCTTCCGGACGGACGCTGGAAAAGCTTTCCGAGTCCAGAAAGAACACACATGAGTCAGTCCCATCCTGAAAGGTGGTTTCCAAGATGGACTGGACATGCTGTTGCGCGGCAGACACAGCCGATTCGATATTTCCCACCAGCGAAGTGGGCTCGATTTCTTGACTGATTTGCAGACGGGCGCGGGCCTCATCTACGGAAACGAGTAACTTGCTCATGGCTGTGCCTACCTATGGGATTAGATTTCCACCGTGGACGAATCATCCGGTGCCGAAAGACCCAGTTCAGCGAGTTCTTCCGGGGTGCCGATTTCGATGGCCTTGACTTGACCGGCGCTCACGGGCTGGTCGTTGACGGTCTTGGCTTGGGAGGCGTCCATGATCTGCGGTGCTTGCGGGGTCGAGTGGACTTCGCGTTGGACCGGGGCGCGGTACACCTTCCACAGCGGCATGCCCGTGATGTCGTCGATCTGCGACAGCTTTTCTTGGGCCACGTCCAGCGGGAAACGATACGCCTTGTGGTTCTCGTAGATCGGGCCATTCACTTCCACCAGACGGGTGTGTTTTGCCAGTTGCAGAACCAGATGGGCGGGAGCTTCAGCTTTCGGTGCCTGAGCCGTTACGGTGGTTTTGGTGATTGCCATGGACCCTACTCCTTGAATGTTGGTTGAAGTCAAAATTGACTGAAGGCATTTTGCCTCATTACGCAATCAATTGCAAACTCAAATAAAAAAGGGAGGCAGTTACGCCCCCCTTTCTCAAATCACTGGAAACTGATTAGGCTTCCAAGATGCCCGACGTTTTCACGACGGCGTTGACTTCTTCGATCTGGAAGTCGACACGTGCGGTCAGCACGATGATGAACACACGCTTGGTGATGTCCTTGTCGTACTCGATGCTGATGTTGCGCTGGATGCCGAAGATCAGGTTCAGCGGGTTCGTGAACAGCGAGTTGGCAACCGGCATCAGGGCAACCGGCTCAATCACCGACCCGAACATCTGGAGCGCGGTGTTGTTTTGCAGGTTGGCGTCACCGAACGAACCGACACGGTTCGCGTAGATGTCGCGCAGGTCGGTTTCGTTGTTCACCGACAGGAAGTGCTTCATCGACGTACGGTTGCGCAGGAAGCGGGTCGGCATTGCCTTCAGCGCGGCCTTGATGATGTCCTTGCTGATGGTGGTCGAGGCGGTCACGAGGTTGGCGGTTGCCAGCTTCAGGAATCCGTCTTGCATTGCCAGGTAGGCATCGCCCGAACCCGAGTCACCCAGCAGGGCCAGTTCTTCCAGGTCCAGTGCGGCGCGGGCGCCCAGCAGGTCCACGATGGTCTGGTGCATACCACCAGCGCCTTGCTCCATGCCCACCGAAATGTTACCGCCTTCGATGTTGTCTTCCAGCACGTCGTACGGGATGTGAACTTCAGCGATCACTTCCTTCGTGTTCAGTTCGACTTGCGACAGGTCCGGCTTGCTGCGATCCGAATCAGCCAGCGCGGTCGAGGACACGGCGGGGTGCAGGATGCGCGAGCCGAAGCCGATCTTGTTGATCTTCATCTGCGAACCCTTCATGACCACCGTACGCACTTGCGACAGCACGGTCGGTTGGTCGATCAAGTTGCGGATGAAGCGGTCTGCTTGCATCGGGTTCAGCTTACCAGCGGTGGCCAGATCGGACAGCGCAAGGTCGGCTTTTTTAATCAGTTCTGCATTGGTAGACATTTCATTCACCTTGTTAATAAAAGTTTCTAAAGCCCCTTGTGGGGGATTACTTACGCTTCGGCAGGAAAGCGGTATCGTAGTAGCCCGAGCGCGGGTCTTCGTCCGACTTCACAGCCTTCTTGCCTTGGGGTTCGTCCCCCTTCACTGCACTGGCAACCACCGTTTGCTTCACGGCAGTGGTCGCATCTTCAGCCTTCCGAGCGGTTTCATCAACTTTTTCTTCCAGCTTCGTTTGCGATTCTTTGATTTCGGTAACCGATTTGGTCACCAGTTCGACAGCAGA